AACAAGAGTTCCTGCATCATGGAGTCCGGCTTCTGGCCAATCATCGGGGGCGGGAAGTCCGCACCGAAGCGGCCCGGCAATATTTTCAGCATGAGCAAATCTGGTTGGCTCCCTGGTTGGAGGTGCTGCCCTATGAACTGGAGAGTGCAATCTGGCCTGACCAGACCACCGCCTCGGGGAAATACGAACGGCTCAAGACCAATGACCATGCCCTGGATTGCATTGAGCATGTGCTCTCCCGCCATCCACGCGGGCCGCGTAAACCCAAACCGCCGGTCTTTACACCCCCTGTGGGATCGGTGCAGTGGATGGGATCTCCAATCCGCAAGCGGGCAGCGCGTGCCCCCAGTGATACCCATTTAGGACGTGAATAATGAATCGACATGAACTTGAGGAGCGGCTGCGGACAGTGGAGCGTAAAGTGCGATTTGTTATGCATTCACTGGCGATGACGCGCACTAACAACACGTCAGGGCAGACGGAATCACAGACATTTGATACCCTGTTTAATGAGGCGATAGATCGTGGAATGGATCCGACAGAAGTTGCTGACATGGCTCGGGCGTCCATCGCGCAAGGTCAACGAGGAAGCGTGGCTGCTGCAGCTCGCGCACCTCAAAGCGGAACTCGCGCAGTTGCGCGCCCGGATGGATCTAGTGGAGATGACACCCCCGCCCGCACAGGCGACCGTGACGTTCACGGAAGAGGGGCGTCTGGCTGATTTACCTGATGCGCACTTGGGAGCGCAATAAATGGCCGATAAAGCCGAACGACTTGCAGACTACACCACGGACTATGACCGCCTGCGGGCACAGAAGGCCCGCAATGTGGGATCTGTGGAACTGCGGATTCTGACCAACCTTGCATTTGTCTCGGGTGAGCATTGGGTCGGGGCCCAGAATCGGGTACTGTTCACGCGCCGACGGGACCCCAACAAACTCCACCTGGTCTTCAATATTGCGGCCCAGATGTTGGGCAAGATCATGGGGCGGTTAAGCAGCATTGCGCCGGTCTTTCGTGCCCGAGCTGATAAGCAAGATCCCAGTTCGATTGCCAATGCCGCAGTCGTCGATAAGCTCATCAAGGCGCTGGATGAGAAACTCGATCAGCCGTCTCGCACCTGGGAAATTTTGTGGTGGGCAGCGGTTGGGGGTGTGGCGTTTGAATACGTCCCGTGGGTCAAGGACGCCACCATGGAGCCCATGCCCCAGTTTGACGAGGCCACTGGGGAATTATTGTGGACCCATCTTGCCAGTGGGGAACAGATCCCAGAGAGCCTGCGGCAACAGGCGCTGGCACAGGGCGCGCCCAAGGAACAGTTTGAAGTCGTGGAAGAAATGGTGCTCACGGGGGATGTGGGGAGTGAAGTCCTCAGCCCCTTGCAGGTTTTTCTTGATGCGTCCGTGCGGTCGATTGATGATCTAGCCCCAGACCAAGCCGTTTACATTGCCAAGATTCGGACCCTGGGATGGATCGAGGCCAACTACGATCTGGGCAAGACCACGATTCAGAACATCAAGGATGCGCGAGAAGTGCGGATTCTCTCGACGGATCTTAAACAATTTGGGGATCCGACGGGGGCGGTACACCTACAGGATTTGATTCCTCGGATTCAAGGCACGCGTACGGATAATGATCCAGATTTGGCGGTGGTGGTGGAACGCTACCAGCCGCTATCCAAAAAGCATCCACGCGGCCAGTACACCGCCTTTATTCCAGGAGAGCAGATCCTGCTGGATGAGGATAATCCGTATGGGTTCATTCCCCTGGTGGATTTCCATTGGGGCCCCACGGTGGCCTCCTTCTGGAGCAACGATTACGTTTCTGATCTCATTGCCCCCCAGCGTTTCCTGAATAAACGGCTCTCGCAGTTGGGTGAGCAGGCCAATGCCTCAATCTACGCCAATGAACTGCTGGGACCCGCGCTCAAACGAGAAGACATTGCAGCCGATTACCCGGCCCCGATTGAAAATGGCTTGAACGAGCAGGGGGCCAAGATGGTGCAGCGTCGCGATCCCCCTGATCTCCCCTCTTGGTTCATGCAATCCATCGACTTAACCCTGAAGCTCTTGCGGGAGGTCGCTGGTGGGGTGGATCTGTTCCAGGAATCGAAATTCCCTGGGCAGATGCGGGGACCGATGGCCGTGCCTATGCTGCAGGAACTGCTCGATACCCAATGGGGAAATCTATACCGCCATCTGGGGGAGCGCATGGGAAAAGTCAAGGAAATGCGGGTGAATCGGGTGAAGGAGTTTTATCCGCCCTTTCGCACCCTGCATTACACCGACAATTCCATGAAGGATGAGGTGTTTATCTTCCAGACCTCCGAGATTCTGCGGGCAGGGACGGATTATTCCATTACCGTGGAGCGCGGGAGCCTGATTCCCGAAATGCGGGCCCTGCGAGAGGCCCGAATCCGAGAACACCTCCAATCCCCCCTGAGTATTCTCTACATCGATGAACGCACGGGGCGGGTAGACAAGGAAAAGATTGCAGCGGACCTGTCCATGGGAGATGCGGGGCGTGAAGACGCAGAGGCCAAATATCGCAAGCTCACCATGCATCTGATTGAGCGCATGTGGCAGGGCCAGCCGTTGCCGCCCCAAATTCCCATGCCCTTCTGGAATCTGCGGGTGGTGATGGATGAACTCGAGTCCGAAATGGCCACGATGGAGTTTTTGGGAGCCAGTCCTGAGATTCAGGAAGGGTTTGTGACCTTCTGGAATAAATGCCGTGAACTCCTCATGGAAGCGTCCGAACGTCGGCAGCAGGGCGCGGATAATCAGCAGATCCAGGGGGCTGTGGCTCAGGCCGCCCAGCAAGCGGCGGCGAAAGCGGCAGCGGAAGCCATTGACATGGCATTGGATCAAGTCAAGGCCAGTCAGCAAGTGGCTCCCCAAGCACCAGAGGCTCTGGCCCAGGCCATGGCCGCCCAACAAGGCCCGCCAGGCCCCCCGCGTGGTTGACAAGCAGGCCCTCTCGCTTTCATACTGCTGTCAGAGCAGAGTCTATTGAACAAGGGGAGACGAACACGCCTAGCCAGACTCATCGGCAGATGAACACCTGCTAAGCACTCGTATACCCACTCACTGGAGGATGCATGGCTGAAGAGACCGAACTTGTAGAAACCACAGAAGCCTCCCCGGAGGGTTCTCCAGACAGCGCAGACAGCCCTGGGTCAAACGAGGGAGCCTGGCCAAAGGAGCTACAAGCCGAGTTCACGAAAAAATCCCAGACGTTGGCAGAGGATCGGCGGGCCTTTGAGGGACAGCGCCAGCAATGGCAGCAACAGCAGCAGTATATGCAGCAGCAGCAGCAGATGCAGCAGCAGCAACAACAAGCGCAGGGAAAACAGCAGCAGAATGCGCAGTTGCTCGACCAGTTGCGAGAGATGTCCTATCTGGATGGCCCTACAGCAGCTCAGGTGTTTGAGCGGTTGATCAGTGAAGGGATCAATCCGTTGCATCAAGCGTTGAAGCAACGTGATCAGGCCCTGGCGCAGATGTATCAAGAGCATAAAGCGCTACGGGACCAGTTCGGATCACAAACCACCAAGGTTGCGCAGGCCGATTTGGATCAACGCTTCGCCAAAGCGCGTAGCGATCACAATCTTCCCGATGAGCCCTGGGCGAATGAGTATCTGCAAGATGTGTATTATTCCCATGAGGGCGCAGGACTCAACGACCAGTATGGCACGATGGTGCAATCCCGCCTGGAGGCTATGCGGAAGGGCATTCGGGAGATGGATCGACAGGCGGTTGCCAAAGCCAAGGCAACGTCTCCCTTTCCTGCGAAAGGGGGCGAGGTCTCCATTACGGATGGGAAAACCGGGGGGTATAAAACGCCCCAAGACCGGGCCAATGAACTCTGGCCGATGCTGAATCCAGGACAAACCGAGTAAGGCCCTCGCCTGTCATAGGAGTAGGCAGCTATGGCGAGTACCACTGATGTTATCGAGGCCCTGAAATACACCTATGGGGTGGATCAGGTCCTGTATTTGCTCAATCAGGAAGTTGTCACCTGGAATCTGTTCCAGAAAATCAAGAAGCCCATGGGGGGTCGAGGGCAGTTCATTATGCCCATTTTGACCAAGAATCCTGGGGCGTGGACGGGCTTGGCAGAAGGCGGTACGTTGCCGTCTAATCTAAACCCAGACACGGCGGAAGCGACATTTGCCCTGCAGGAATTTGCAGGACTCTACAACATGTCGTGGAAGCTCTTGCAGGATGCACGCAATTCCAAGTTTGCGTTCCAGACGGCCTTGAAGATGATGGAGCAGGGCTTCAGGCGACGGGTGTTGCGGCTGATTAACGGGGATCTCATCTCAGATGGGTTGGGAAAACTGGGCGTCATGCCTGCCGCAGACAATCAGACCACGATTACCGTGAATGCGCTGCCGGGCGTTGATCTGGGGATGGTGGTTGATCTGATTGATGCCTCCGATAATGATGCAGACCTGGCCGCGTCACGGACCGTCTCTGCCGTAGATACCGTCAACCGGACCGTCACGATCAGTGGATCTGCCCCGAGTGGCACAGCCGCCGGGGATTTCTTCTGTATCGAGAACACGACGAAATCCGGGGCGATCTACCATACCAACGGATTGTTGGGCATCATCGATGATGGCAATCCGGGGAATGGGAATTTCGGCAACATCAACCGCTCTACTGCGGGCAATGAATACTGGCAATCCGTGGTGCTGAGTAACAGCAGCACCAATCGGGCGCTCACTGAGGATCTCATGATGCAGCTGGAAGATGCTGTGCGTGAGAAGGGAGGTGCGTCCCTGAATGCCTATGTCTCCAATCTGGCCATTGTCCGGCGCTATCATGAACTCCTGCGAGAGGATACCTACTTCGCCATGAGTTCGCCGAAAGCGTTTGGGGGGCAGGTGGGTGTGGGACGTGATGGTGGGGCCCAGCAAAAAGGGAAAGATGGCGGGGACGGGGGGACCATTTACCGTTTCTCCGGGCAACCCTGGCATGTGGATCCCTACTTTGCGGCCAATACCATCATTGGGATGGATAAAGCGCACTTCTTCCTGGGACATGGGGAGAATGAGACCCCGCGTCCCGTGTCTGAAATCTTCGATGGCACCCCGTTCTTCCGTCAGACCACCAGCACAACCTTTGAGGTGGCGTGGTACTGGCAAGGACAGTTGCTGAGTGACAACCCTGCGGCTGGGGCGAAGATCGAGGACGTCGCGGAATCGTAAACTGAGTAGGTGGGAGGAGGGGCCGACATCCCAGCCGGCTCCTTCTCCGACACTTCGCCAGGAGATTATGATGGGTATCAAAGCGATTGCACGGTTAGCGCCTGTACATATTCCCTATACCATTTCAGCCGGGGAAGCTGCAGATTGTCAGATTTTTGTTGCGGACCAAGACTACGAAATCATGGATGTGCGGGAGACGCACAGCATTGCAGGGGCCAGCAGCAGCACCCTGGATGTGGGGGTATCGGCGTCTGGCACAGCGGCGGCAAGCTTGACCACCGCCCTGAGTTCAACTTTTGCCCTGGACAGCACAGCCGACACGCCGGTACAGGCGACCTTGACCTCAACGGTAGCGAATCGGAAGGTCGATAAGGGCGAACAGATTTCACTGAACTTTACTGGGACCATATCGGCCTATGAAGGGGCAGTACATATTGTCCTGAAGCCGATACGGACCAATTACACCTATTAAGGAGCGGCATGGAGATTTTTGACCCGGTGAAATACTCATTGGAAGAGAATAAGTTCTTCTTGTCGCATCTGGGTGAATCTCCTGTAGCGGCCTTGCAGGATACGCTCCCTGCAGGGGTAGCTCCTGTCGTGGTGGAGGAAGTCTTGGGGGCGATATACGAACTGGAAGAGCTTGCGAAGCACCGGGGACAGTCGTGGGTCGGGATTCCAGCCGTGACCTCCGCGATTCAGACCTACCTGTCTGAGTCCACGAAATGGGGAGAGCTTTCCAGCAAGGGCGCTCCCCGTTTCCCTACAATGCATGCGTGGGACGGCAAGGGACGTCCCCATCGTGGGGGGATTACGTCCGATGCGGGTCAAGTGGTGACCTATATTGATGAGCAGGGGCAGCGACAGCGCCTCGCGATTCCCTTGCAGGGGTCCCCAATGGAAACCTTCCATCCTGACTGGGTCAAGCCGGAAGCGCCCCTGCCGGATACCTATATCGTGGACGAGGAGCAGGGGATCTTGACCTGCCCAGTTGATGGGTGGTCAACGAATTTCAAGGCGGAATCCCGCGCGTCCTTCAACGTGGCACGGGCACGCTTGTCGCGCCACTGCAAGAGCAGCCGGGATGATCGTGTGCGGGAATTTGGGGAGAAGGTCTTTGGGTGATCGGGCAATGGGGCAGCCAATACAGGACGGGTTTCGGGTAACCCCTGCCCGTCCGACCCCACCTCCGATTGAATCGACCCTCCAGTTCTGGCACCCCAATCGCTTTGGGGTCCGCCATGCCCCTGCGGATTTCCGGGCACGGTTATGGGCCGTGCATCCTGATTTGGATGTGACCTGGCATCCGATCAAGGAACGGTGGTTGGTGTGGTACAAGCGTCCCCGCATCCAACATCACCTCTGCCAGGGGTGGTTGCTCCTGATGGTGGTGGAGGATTCAGCTCACCGGTATGTTCCGTTGGATGAACGGACTTTTGCCGCCGTCTACGAACAGAGTGGGTTCAAGTGGGGAAATGGCAAGCAATACTGGGCGCGGATTGAAGATGAAGCCCAACGGGATCGAGCTGCCACGGATGCCCAGCGCGAACAGTACATGGATGATGTGGGTGCCGCCCAATGGGATCACACCAAGATTCAGGTCAGTATGTGTGGAGCCTCGTCTGGGAGCAAATTCGTCAATCACCATGCGGGGGACTAGATGGCAACGGGACAGAGTATCCTGGACCTCATGGAGGCCATGGATCGGGGATTGCAACTCCAGTCAGGGGAGACGGGGGTTACACTCGGGCTGCGCGCCGTAAACGCCGCCCAGGACTTCTTTGAATCCCTCCTGGCACAACAGCCGAATGTCCTGGGCTCTACAGTTGGTACCGTAACCACCGCCGCTGACACCGAACATACGACCTTCCCCTCTGGGGTGCTGCGGATTGACCGCTTGCAGTTTATTGACCCAGACACGAGCCGCCCAGCCTGGGACCTTGAACGGGTGGGGCCGACCGGTGATTACTTTCAGTCCCGCGTGTTGTCGCCGTCCTTGCAGTACAACGTCACGACCACAGGACGTCCGGTGCGTTACTGGACCAATGGGTCAAATTTCTACTGGGATCCGCTGCCTGATGCGACACACACTGTGCGGTACTACGGATTTACCGCCGCCTCGGACATTACCGCGAGCAGCACTGTCGCCTATCCAGATGTAGCCCTCTTACCCATTGCGGCCTACGCTACCAAGCTCTTACGCATTGGGAAGGATGATGATCCGGCGGGGGTCATGGCCACCATGGCTGAAACATTTGCCCCCACCATCCAGACCCTCTCGCGCTTTAACCGTGATCGGACGCCTGGATATGACTACCGGTATTTCCACACAGAATAGGAGTGGCCCATGGCGCGAGGACAGTTTCAGGCCCAATCCAGTATTAGTTCCAACACGAACACCTCAGTGATTGCTGCCCCGGGAAGTGGGCAACGGATCGTGGTGCTGTGGTGGTCGATTGACGTGGCGGCGGCAGGAACAGGCTCCTTGTTGCGCCTGGAAGATGGATCTGGGGGGGATACACTGCTCCGTAAAGGGGGAGCCACCCTCAATGACCGGACCTTTGAGTGGTATGCCATGGAGGGACTGGCGATTCATGGGTTGCAGCTCTCGGACAACACGGCCCTCAACGCGGAAACCTCGACCAGTGATGGAACCGCGACGTGGGTTATCAACGTGGGCTATGAGGTTCGCTAAATGGCTGACATTCAAGTTGCCAATACCGATGCGGACCTCTCTGGCAACACGGTTGTCACCGAGGAGAACGCCTATACCATTACCGGCCTCCACACCTTCAGTCGGTCTACCAATGCCCCGTTCGCCTGTATTTCAGGCGCGGCGTATGTGCAATATCTTGATGCCGACAAAGTAGACGGTGTCGAGGCCGCCGCGTTGCTGCGGGTGGATGGCAGCCTCGCGCTGTCTGCCAACTGGGATGCCGGGGGGTACGAGATTCGGGCGGCCACCTTTGAAAGCGACGTCACGACTGGCACCGCCCCCCTGACCATTGCGTCCACGACACTGGTCACCAACCTGAACGCGGACAAACTCGACAGTCAGGAAGGCACGTATTACCTCGCAGCCGCCAATGCGACCGGGACGCTGGCGGTCAATCAGGGCGGGACGGGGGCGACATCCCTGACCGATGGCGGGGTGTTGCTGGGGAGTGGCACGGGAGCCCTGACTGCCATGACCGCGCTGGCTGATGGCGAGATGATTGTGGGCGATGGCTCCACGGATCCCGTCGCGGAAAGCGGGGCAACCCTCCGAACCAGTATCGGCGTCGGGACGGGCGATAGTCCGCAATTCACCGGACTGACCATTAGCGGGACCGGCGCGACCGCCCTTGACCTGGGTGGAGGAATTACCGCTGGGACGGGTGATGTGGCGCTGGTCGGGACAGACGGTCGGATTAACGGCCCCCTGTCGTCCACTATCATCGATGACCTGAGTGGGGAGCATCTCACGTCCTTGGCGGCAGGGAATATCTCGTCGGGGACCGTTGGCACCGCCCGTCTAGGCTCAGGCACCGCGAGCAGTTCGACCTTCCTCCGGGGGGATAGTTCGTGGGCGAGCGTCTCCACCCCGCACGTCAATGAGGGGCGGCTGACGCTCACCTCGGGCACAGCGGTCACCACCGCCGACGTCACGGGCGCAGGCACGGTGTACTTTGCGCTCGACAAGGGCGACCAGATTGCGCTCTATGATGGATCGTCTGCCTGGGAAACCGTCGTCTTCTCTGAGATGTCGATTGCGCTCTCGGGCGGCACGGCGTCCAGACCCAACGACATTTTTCTC